GCTTATGTACAGCACTTTTCTATTTGTTTTGTCCCAGATCTGCCATACGGTTGCAGTGTTTCTGGTTTCTCTATCCTCCCCATCTTTATTTTGCTCTCTATCTACTCCTAGTTTAATCTTCCTTCCTTTCTCTTCACCGAAGTTTTCCAGCAATTCATCCCTTGTCATATTAAATTCATAGGCTATCCAAGGCACCTTTCCCCAGCTCCTCGCATTCCCGATTAGCAACTTGTTATACTCTATGTTTTCCCCAAGCACAGCTTCTCGCTCTACCACTTCCCTCTTTTCGGCCACCAACGAATCCTTATCCTTATCTTCAGACTCTTCTTCTTCCCCTTCTTTTTCATCATCTTTATCTTCGGAATCATCCTCTTCTCCAATCTTTGCGACATAATGGAAGCAGGTTGCTCCTCTCCCAGGTACAAGGGCGCTTAACACAGCTTCCCTCATAAGCTCTTCAAAATCATCGAGATGCCCTTCGTTTGGATCTTGAAGGTTTTCAAGTGTCTTCCTTACTATCTCACTCGCTGCAGTCGCAACACTGTCTTCTTTATCATCAAAGCGTTTTTTAACAATCGGTTGCGGACACTCGCCTAGGAGTGCGGGAAGCAGAATTTCTGTATTACTGTTCAGAATATTAAACGGAGTCTCTACACCGTCGTCTTCCTTACACTCGTAGAGATGCACAATACTTTTTGCTTCCTTAACCCAGGTTTTATACCGAGTCCTCTGCAACTCACTTTTGATCTTCTCACTCCAGTATTTATATGCTTCTTTACTGGAGTAATCTTCTTCATCAAGTATATTCATTTCCTTGCCTTTCTTTATTTTAAGGTAGCCTAGGCATAGTCCAGAGATTGATTGGAGGGAATTTGAAGTCAGGCCACTGGATTAGTTTCTTCACTTTTCTTTCCTTTTCTTTCTTCATTTAATAGCTCTACTTGATTCTGTAGGTTACGGATTAGTGTATTTTGGTACATTATGTAGGATTTTATATCTTCATACAGAACCCACTTTCCGTCTTCTTTTTCCTTCTGTCCAAAGGTAGTTACAAAACTGTATCTTTTCATTTCGTTATCCCCATTTGTTCTTCTTTGCTTTATCTTTTTCTCTATTCATCTTCATAATATCACTGTATTTGAGGCTCCAAGGAGGGATTTCCTCGCTCTTTTTTTCCTCCCTTACAATCTTATTTAGTGGTCTACTCATACAAGCGTATCGTGTTTCATCCATAGCATGATCTTCTGCGTCGCTGTCAAGGTCTTCACTGTTAAGGTCTTCATGCTGGCAGGTTTGGAACTGCTCGATTGTTGCCCAGCATTCATCTAAGATATAAAGTAGGGGCCTTTCATCCTTTCCCAATAGTCTATTTCTAACCTGCTGCCAACCCTGCTGCCTATCTTTGTCAGCCCTTCTCCATTGCACTCCTCTTGTCGAAAAGTCTTCCGCAATGGTTGGCCCTCCATTGAAGTTGAATATGCTGCCGTCTGCAACGCAATTCCAACCGCTAACTCCATCATCTTTTTCTCTGGTAAGTATGCCTTCCGCTTGAAGGGCGGTTGACATTTTAAGTCCTTTATTAGGGCCAGAGGCTCCATACCATTCTCGGTATTTGAGAAGAGCTCCGTCGGGAAGTCCCCATTCTCCGTTGCTGAGTGCATACCACCCCACACAAAAGGGTTTCGCACCACCCCAGTCATATGCACGGAATCTGTGAGCAGTTTTAGGAATTTTTCCCTTCCAATCGTTTCCGAGTACATGCTTAACATAGCTGAATTCACTGAAGAAAGCTCCATCAATAACGCTCCAATCCCCATTTAGCCAAGCTTTTACAAGCGCTTCGCTACCACTCTGCCGGAGGTTAAGGGCATAGAGGGGGTCGTTTTTAAGAAGTAACTGGTTGTCGCTTAGTCTACTAGGGATAAATACTCTTTCTCTTACAAGTTCTGGATGTTCTTTCTCCAGCACTCCTATTTCTTCTCCGTTGTCTTTTATAAGCCTCTGCTTTCCTTCCTCCGTCCTCCCACTTACCATAAATACGCCATACAGTTGTGTAGCAATCAGTTGTCCATCTACCATTATTTGCACAGGGTCGTTATGGGTGATCTGGACATAAGTGTCTTTTATGATCTTGTAGCCTTGTGGAGCAGGGTCAATGTAGCGAGCCTTAACCCACTTGTGGCCAGGACCGCCTGGGTTTCCGGTAAGTCGCATTCCCAAAGGTACTCCACTTCCGCTTCTCAGACACGCTTTTAACTTCATTATTGGGTCGGGGAGAGGGAAGTTTGTTGCCTCCTCAATATAGATTCTTGTTAGCGACCAGCCTTGGTAAAGCTCTGCATCACTATCGTTTTCCAGATGTACAAAATAAAGACGTGCTCCGCCAGCCATTTTCCACATTTTATCCTGTACATTATAGGTACACCCCAGTTTGCTGAATAATACTCTTGTTCTTGCGATTACGTCTTTAAGCTGCGTAAGACTTCTCCTGACGAAGATTCCTACTGCATTCTCCCCGTATAATGAGGAATGCTGAAGCCAGTCCCCAATACTACTTTCAGTCTTACCTCCTCCCCGAGCTCCTCCATAGAAGATCTCAAAGACAGGACACTGTAATAAAGCGGTTTGTGGTCCTTCCTGCGGAGTCCAGATTATTTGTTGATTAGCCATTTCTCTACTTCTCTGGATAAATCAAGCCTTTACTTTCCTTTTTCCTTAAAAACTCCCTCAACTTTTCTTCTCCTTAGGCTTCTCTAATTCTGCGTTGGTTTGGCAATAAGGACATTTCATTAAGGTTTTTAACAAAGCTTCAGGAACGGTCCACTCTTGCTTACACTTCTCACACAGGATTCGGAAACTAATTTCTACCTTGTAGGTGTGGTTTTTCAAACTCATTTCTTCTTTCAGTTTTAAGTTTAATGAACTACGCAGATGTTGTCCCCGTTTCGGTACAGCTTCCCAACTGCGAGGCCTCCGGCGATTGCTAAGGCGTTGCTTGCATATACGGGAAGAGAGGCTCCATTGCTCTGGGTTTTCAAGTCTAAAGAGCCAGCGATTTTTGGGAAAGTAAAGAAACCAGTTGCGAGTGCTTTTGCAAGGTCTGCAAATTGCATTTCTCTACTCCTTTTCCGGCCTTTCCCCGCTGTCCAGAAGCGTGAAAGCCTTTTCAAACTCGTGAGTAGGAATGAGGCCGCTTCCACCTTCTTGGCTGTTTATATATGTGAGCCCTTCAATAGGGAAAGGGTTCGACAGCTCTACGGTTTGCCCGCTTTCCAGAACAACAGTATGAATCTGGACTGCAGACATTGCTTCAACAATCGGAAGTCTACTCTGGTAGAGTGGCATAGGTTTAAATGGCGTTTCTTTATTCATCTTGAGCTCTCTCATCTCTGTCTTTATTTGGTTAAGAAAAATTAAGGTGTGGTGTGAATGTGGCGCTGGATGTATTCCCAGAGTGCATAACATAAAATTCCTATAAAGCCTTTTATTCCAGTGTCTTTGATGTTTTCGCAAAGCGCACAATAATAGGCTTCCCTAGCTTTTCTTTCATCTACCATACTTTGAAGGATTGGACGAATCTCCTCTAAAAAAATATGGTCTGTATGGTGTTTATCCGAAGGGATAGAATGGACGCTTTTCATTCCTTCTGCGATTGCACTTGCAATGAAGGAAAGGTCTTCCTCCCTTAGTCTAACCGCTTCAGAAGAGTTTTTCCTTCTGTCAGCAAACCCCAATCCGCAATCATCTGACACTTTTTTCTTTCCTTATCTTTTGGTTTCTTTTCATCAGCAATCCGCAATAATCTGCTAAGGGGAGGAATGAACTACTTCCCAATCTCTGCTGTTCGAAATAGGAGTAGGCATCTGGACTACAAAAGAAACGGCTTGGTTTGCGACTGGCGCTGCTCCGTAGCCGAGGGCTTTTGAGGTTACTCCAATGCACTTAAGGGCAAGCTCGGCGTCCTTTCCTTTCATTAGCTTTTCCAGGAGGATCTCAGAACTTATGCTTGCAAGGGCCTCGAATTGTTCCGCAAGGGTCTGGCGGAGGAGTGGGTCAATTATTTCCTCTTTCCTTGCTGCTAGTTTCTCCTTAAACTCATCAGTTCGGATTGCGTTAGTAACCCACATCTCGCTCCTGCCAATTTCTGCGGCAAGGTCTTTTTTAGTCATAGCAGGAGACGCAACCATTCTGTCGATAAGGGCTTCGATAAGATTAGGCCGCACGACTTTTTGGTTGACTAAAGCCCCTTTGCATTCCCTGGCCATCTTTCTTCTATTAGCTTCTGTTTGCTCTGGAGTAAGAACTTTCTTGCGGCCACTCTTCTTAGGAATTTTTTCCGCACCCCCTAATCCACAATTCTCTTCTTTTGAGAGAGGATAGGAAAGGAAGCCTGGAGGTGGCATTAGTTCTTCCACTTCTATTATTCTGACGCCGCGTGGTGGCACTTTCGTTCTCTCTCTTTTTCTTCTTGGGTTATTTTACCTGAGAGGTGTTTAAACCTTTCATAAGTTTCCCGTTGCTGCTCCTTATCTAGTAAGTTTTCGTTAAGAGGTCTACCTAACAAACCCTCTTCTGCTGAACTCTCGTTAGAGGAAAGTTGGGAAAGATGGCTTGCAAGTAAAGCAGAATAGCCCGCAATGTCAACGTAATCATCCGAATTGAAGTTTCCTTGTACAGACCGAGCCAATTTAAGGCAAATCATGAAGCGCCAACCATCCGCCTCTGTTAAGGGTTCGTTACGGAAAGAAGAAGTGAGTGTGTTGAAAAGGGAAACCGTAGCTGCCATGCTTCGTTCACCAGAGGGAGAATCCCGAAGAGATGCGTTTTTAGAGATTGCGGCAAAAGCGGCGGACAGAATATACTTTGGCATGGTGGAGGTCCTTAGAAATTAAAAATAGGCGGAATTAAATAATAGGTATAGTTTAGCAGGAAAAGGGAAGATTGCAACTTGTTTAAGGGGTTTGAGTAACAAACGCGAAAATTATCTGAAAATAATTCGGGCGATTGTTTTTATTTTTACTGTCCACAAAAGCGAGGGTTGATGTCCCCGCCCCCCAGCCTTGAAACCCCCGGCTGCCGAAAGATCACCCCCGGTTGCGACTTATTATCATTAAGGTTCGCAGATGCGACTTATTATCATTAAGGTTTGACTGCCTAGCACGATCCATGCCATTTAATATCGAGACCGTGACGCATCATTGATAGGGGGGCGCTACTATGGTAGTGGGTAGGGTAGCATACTGGCATGATGGGCGTGAATGGGGGCTAGGATTGGATTGATAGGCATGGAAATGGGGTGTTTTGCCTGCCGACCGGACACAAAATGCGCGCTATTTAACATAATGGCTATTATACGCAATAGGATTGGCAATACGTTACTAATCAATAGCTTGCAATGATGCACTACCCCGTTTGTAGTGTGTTTTGACCTATGTTTTGTATTGTGTTTGGTGCTATGAGTTGACGTACGATTTGACAGAGAGAATAAAAAGGGTGGGCAGGTAGGCTTAGATAGAGGGAGTAGGAACAGAAAGAGTAGGTGTATAAATTATATACACACTATATATAGGGTTAATCCAAAATTTCTTCTTCTTCTTCTTCTCTCTCTCTCTCTTCAACTCATAACACAAAACATAGGTCAAAACACATTACAAAACACACTACAAAACACACGTCCCACGGGGGTCTGCATCATTCACGCATCCACACGACAGCAAAACCAATCCGGGCTTTTTACCCACAAAAAAAGCCCGCATAACATCTCTATTATGCGGGCGTCCCTGGCGCGTCCGTGCGCAACTCTCACCTACTTTGGTTTAGGTTTCTCTTTGTTTTTCCGTCTCGGCTCGTTCCACCGTCTACGCACTAGGCTTTGCATCTGCTTTGCCTTTCTTTGTTTCTGTCTTTGCGTTTACCATGGCCTGCATCTGCTCTTTCATTTCCAACATCATTTTTTGCAGGTCATCAATCTGCTTTTGTTTCGCTTCATTCTCACTTTGCAATTCGTTAGCCTTAGCCTTTACGCTCGCAAGCTC